ATACCCGAGCCCGAGCTGTCCTGCTGCCTGGCGGGCCTGCAGCTCCTGCCCCGTGTAGCCCTGCGCCAGCTGCCCGAGCGCCGTCATGCTGGACACGCCGGCCTGTCGGGCCGCGAGCTCCTGCTGCTGCGCCTGCTGTTGCGCCGTGAGCTGTTGCCCGTACATGCTCTGGCCCTGCGATCGCATCTGCCCGAGGCCCTGCTGCTGCAGCCCCATGGCGGAGAGTTGTTGCTGTCGATACGCTTGCGTCTCCTGTGCTCGCAACGTGGCCATCTGCTGCGCCGTTTGGGACTGGGTGGCTGCGTTCGAAAACGCGGCGTTGCGCTCCGCGAGGGCCGTGCCGCCGGCCCCTCGGCCGGACCGTGCGAGCGCGAGTGCAGATCCGAGGTTGGCCTCTTGCGCTTGCTGTAGCTGCGCCTGAGCGACGCTCGGGCCCGGGCCCTGCTGCGCGAAATCCTGCAACTGTCCTAGGGCCTGCTGTTGCTGCGCCGCGGCCCCGATGTCGCCCTGCTGATACTGCCCGGCCTGCTGTCCGTATCGTTGTCCCTGGCCCTGCATGCGGCCCGCCATGGCATTGAGACCTGCCGTCGAAGCCTGTCCCTGCTGCGTGACGCCGCTCGCGAGGCCGGCGTATCGGTTCGCCGCTCCCGTGAGGTCCCCCTGCGCCGAGACGCCATTCTGCATCGCATCACCAGCTAGGCTCTGGAGCCGTGCCGTGGCATTCTGTCCGCTCTGCTGTGCACCGTAGGCTTGCTGTCCGTATTGATTGGAGAGCTTCCCGTACGCGCCCATTTGTTGCTGCGCCATGCCGGCGGCATTCGCACCATAGCCTTGCAGTTGGCTCTGTGCCGCTGCCCCGGCAGCGCCAGCTTGCGTGCCCAGCGCCTGCGCTCGCTGTAGATTCTGCGTCCCGACTTGATTGGCGTAGTTATATTGGCTTTCTCCTGTGTTCGAAGCTCCCGACGCGAGGTCTCGCAAGCTCTGCGTCGCATTCTGCGCACTGCTCGTGTAGTCGCCGTACCGTTGCTGCCCGCCCTGCTGCGTCTGCGCGGCCCCGAGGCGATACTGCTGCTCGTCGAACCCATACGTCGCATCGTCTGGATTTTGCGAGGACCCGCCACTACTCCCGCCGCCGCCTCCATTGTTCCCGCCCAGGAGGCTGCTGCCGAAATTGACCGCTGTGCCGAAGGGATTCGTGACGGCCCCCGCGACGGTGCCCGCAAGGTTGCCGATGGATCCGAGGGGATTGCTTGTAAAGTTGCCGATGTCGTTCCCGATGTCGTCAAAAATTGACATGTCTCAACCTCGCTTCGCCGCCGGCAGGCGTCGCAGTCGCTCGGCCTTGTAGAGCTCCATCGCGAGGGCGTTGAACTGCACGCCTTCGTTGCCAGTCCCGCCCGGGACGATTGACACCATGACGCGGTAGTTACAATTGCGTACTTGCGATGGCCCGAACTGCAGATCCAACTCGTCCCCTACGGATGTCGAGACGGCGGAGGTGTTCCACGAGTACGCATCCGTCCACGAGGGAGACGAGCCACCATCGTACGAAACGAAGGCGTTCACGGTGCAGGAACGATTCCGCACTTCTCCGAGCAATCCGAACATGCGGCACCGACCCCACCCAGCCTCTCCGAACGGTCGGATGTCGCCCGTCACGAATACCTGCGTGATGGCGACGGCCGCCGAGCCGGAGTAGTCGTCCACGTAGAGGGCCGGCGTCTGCGGGATGACGCCGTTGATGAGAAGCGCTCCACCGAAAATCGACAACGAATGCAGGGCCGGCATGCCGGAGACGAAGGGGTCGAGATACCATTGCCCATTGCGCAGGTCGTAGACCACCAGGGCCTTGCCCGTCGACCCATCCGTCACGGCCCAGTAGATACAGTTCTCATTCTCGACCAGGGCCGAGTCCCGCACGATTGGATACGTCGCCATGGTGTCGCGCATCAACTGCCCGATCCATTGCGGAGCGTTCCCGCCGCGCGGCAGCAGCCAAAAGCTCCCATTGGTGCCCTGGAACAGCACGCCGAGCGAACACGCCACGATGCTGCGTTGCGACAAACATCCGACGTCACTTGGTAGCCTGCGCGGCTCTCCGAAGTCGCCATCGGCCCCATTGTCGCTTGGACCGATCCCACTCACCATATAGATGGCCTTTGCGGTGAAGATGGCCCATGCACCATCGAGAGCCGCCACGGCCGTCACGGGCTCCGGCACTGACCGACGGTATGCCGCATCACTCGACCATGAGACCTGCTCGCCTGGAAAGAACAGCTTGCTCCACTGCACTTCGTACGGGTTCTCGAGCCCGCCCACCATGAGGCGCGAGTCGCCCGCCGCGATGTAGCGGCAAGGCGGAGGTTCATCATTGGGCAGCAATCCAGATACACCATTGCGGTCGCCTTGCGTGTATAGGATCGGCTGTTTGATGAGGTCTGCGTCGGACATCGAATCGCTCAGCGTGCTGCCAACAGAAGTCGCACAGAGGTAATAAAACGTGCCGTTGACGACCGTGCGATAGAGCTCCAGCACGGGGGGCCGGCTGTACGATGCGAACATGTCGAGAGCTGGGCCTGGAAGCGCCACGGTGAAGGGGTGCCCCGTTGACGTGACCGTGATGGGGGCGCACGGTGGGGACCTCAGGATGTTGCCCCGCGCATCAATGTGGCGCCAGCACGCGACGTACTGGTGAGCTCCAGCGTCCGGGCCGGAGCCGACACCCGTGTTCATCGCCACGATGCGGCATGGCCCAAACTCGAGACCCGATGGGAACATCTGCGTGCCGTCCCATTCTTGGAGCCTCGCGGCAGCCACGTACGTGCTGCCGTTGGCCGACACCTCGTTGACGCCATCGGCCATCGGACCGTAGTCAACCCACGCGAGGTCCGAATACGACTTGGTCCAGCCGCCATTGATGAGCGTTTTGCCAATCCCGTGCACGACAAGCCGCGATGGGAGCGTGCCTACGGCCGGCAGCACGACGACGGGTGTTCGTACATCATCCTGATAGCCCACATGCTCGAGCTGCATAGCGCTAGCATCGGCCCGTATGCCGTGCGTGCTGAGGTAGCTCTGCGTGATGTCGCAAAGACGCAGCGATTGCCTAGGCTCTCCTAGGAGTGGTGACGTCACAATGTTGTCCGAGAGCCAGCAGTAGTAGCTCGTGACGCCCGATAGCGAGATGGTGAATGGTTTCCCGACGGCCGTCGCATTGTTGGCCGAGAACATTTTCGTTCCCGCATCCGACCACGCCTCGACGATGAATGCCCCGCTCGAGATGCCCGTGAGGACACAGAGCCAGCCATCAGATCCATACGGGATCGCATTCGCAGCTCCGGAGGCCGGGAGGGCAATGCCGCCACCAACCGTTCCCCCCGTCACGCCAGCCCCGCCAGTCGGGAGAAAGATCTCGTACGAAACGGTCCCCGCAACGTTGGAGATGCACAACACGTTGCCATCATTGAGTATCGTCAATGACGTGTATGCGCTCGGTGAACCGGCGCCCGCCGTGACGGTAGCGAACGCTGCGTCTGTCTTGGTGCTCGACGTGTACTTGCGAATCTTCCACGTGCCCGACGTGTAGACCGTGTAGAGCACTACATCGGCACTCAAGCACACGGCATCGCCCGATGCATCGGAGGCATTCGCAGTCGACGCCACGGCCGAATCCTGCGAGAACTGCAACGTTCCGGAATCGAATTTGTAGATATAGTTGTTTGGATAGTTGTAAAGACGTGCCAGACAATACGCCGAAGCCCCATAGCTCGCAAGTGTCGGACGCTGCAAAAATAGCGATGACACCCATTGCTCCCGAATGGGCGTTCCATCGCGCGAGTAAACGCGGAAGTGCGTCTGCGTGATGCCGCCGGCTCCGCCGAAGTCGTCCCATGCCGCGATGACGAGCGCTGATGCCGAATTCGCGTTGATGGCGCAGAGCGAGACCGTGCCAACGGCTCCGCTCAGGTTCCGCGCGGCAGGCGTGCGCGTCACGCCGTAGAAAAGGGGCAAGCTGTAGAGATTCTCCGTTGGGCTCGCTTGCGACAGCACAAGGCCCGGCGTCTTGACCGAGAACGACGTGCCTGACACGAGGAGTGCCGCCGAGCTTCCGACCTCAATGACGCGCTCGTACGCGGTGTCGGGCGGCAGCACGTTGGCATCGTACCGGTATCCCCACCGCGACACGAGACGCCCGTCCTTCCGGAGGCGCATGTTCTGCACGCTCGCGAGCAGGCCCGTCGGCAGGATGCGGGCGTCCGTTTCTTCGTGCTGGCCCTGCAGAAACGGGAACGAGATGACGTCAGCCATCAGGGCCTCCCGATGCGGCACCATCCGGCGCCCGAGCTGCAGTAGAGCCATGCCCCGATGGCCGTCGGGAGCGTGTCGATGTCCACGCCCGTGACCTTCTGGCCAGCGCACGAAACTGTCACGACGCCCGTCGCTACCATGCGCTCGACGATGACGAAGCCACGCCCTGCGTTCTCTTGGTTGGATCCTGGCAGCACGATATTGCGTGCGTCCGGGACCCGCACATGCTCTCCGACCTTCGCGAAATAGGTGGCCCCACTCGCGGGCACGATCGAGAAGGTCGACAGGGAATCGTTGTCGATCGAGTCGATGGCCTCCTGCACGTTCGCTTCGAATCGCGATAGCTGTTCGGGGAGTCGCTCGATGACGAACTGCTTGATGCCGCGCATCAAGCCCGCACGAGTGATGCCAGCGCGAGGCATTACAGTCCCCTCCGGAGGATGATGTCTCGCTGCTGCTTGCTCTGCAGAGCCGTATCGACGCGCCGCACCGGCCCGGCCCGGTTCACCTGCGCGTCGATGAGGACTCGCTCGAGCCACGCCCGATCGCGTTCAGCTGACGCCATCGCGGCCATCTGCTGCATGTCGTTGTCGCGCTGTGCAATCTTGAGCACGACATCGAGCACAACCCAATCGTCCCACCCATCGAACCCATCAAAAACGTACGTCGTGTTCGTGTACGCAATGGGGGTCCAGGTTGGGAGGTATGCGATCGAGTATGAATACGCGAGGTCCGGAGCAGGCAGAAGCCCGATGACGCCGGCCGTAACGCTCGTCGTCGACTCCGCCCCGATGTTGTAGACGAAGAATTTCTCCGGCCTTCCCGTGACGCGATTCCACTGGTCTCGATAGGAGTTCCGCTCGATCATGGACCCCTGCACGAGGCTCACGATCTGCCCGCTATCGATCGTGAGGTCGAATCCGTAGATACGGACGCAATCGGCCGGCAACGCGCACGTGCCGAACGAGTGCCCCGTGAGGGCCCCGACAGTCATGGTGGCGGGCGTCGACCACTTGAGGTAGAGCCCACTCCCCACGTCCGAAACCTTCGTCCGGAGCGCGACCCACGACTTGTTGATTTCCGTCGTGAGGTCCGCATCCGAGTGGCGTGCCGTTTGAGACACGATGTCAGCACGCCACCGAATGCGCGCGATCAACTCCGCAAGCGTGATCGCGAGGGCCATCGTCAGTACCGATCCTCGGCCTCTTCAGGCCCTTCTGCTTCGTGTTCGGCCTCCTCGTGAGGCTCTCGTTCCCACTCCTCGAAGCACAAGCGGAAGGCCTCTACAAGTGCCTCCTTGCCTGCGTCATCGAGGTCCGGGAAGGCCTTGGTGAGCTGTGCATCGACGGCAGGATCGAGGCCGGCCTCATCCTCATCCTGCATGGGTTCCTCATCTCGGCGCCGTCCTTTCGACGGGACTCCGAGCAGGATGCCGATGCTGGGCTCCTTCGCGCGAGCCATTACGCCGGCTCCGTCGTCATGTCGAGGCAGATATCGAACTGGTCCGTTGAGGCCGGCCAGGCTCCGACGTTTGCCTCGGTACCGAACTGGATTGCCCACGTGCCGTTTGCAGCATCCGGAGCCGCAGCTCCATTCACGATGCAAGTCGTGCTGGAGGCGTAGACGTAGCTCACGGAGGGCCGCACGTAGAGGCACGGAGGGAACGTGATGGTGTATTTGCCCGTCGTGGTGCCCGAGGCCGTCACGGTAATGTCCGGATGGTCGTAGACACACGACGAGGCCGTGAGGGCGCCAGCAGTACCGATGACGATATGAGCATGCGCCGTCGTTCCGGTCGCACGTACACACCGCTTCGGGAAAGCCGGCATCTCAGCAGCAGCGCCAACAGTTGACATAGCTGGGTATCTCCTTAGAAGCTGGCGAGGACGGGGAATCGCCCTTGCCGCCCCGGCGCCTTGACGACGAATGCCGGGTAGGACTTGATGCGGAGCTCGTACGTGTTCGCATCGCTCTTGCGGACCATCTGCAGCCCATCCTCACTTAGGACGGACGGGAAGCCACTGTTGCCGCCGTAGTGTAGCTCCGTCGTGTTGAAGTCCACGACGTAGCCGCTCCCAAGGGGCATGAACTTGTTCGGCCAGATGCTGATGATGCCATTGGCCGTCGCCATCTCGACCTTCGGGAAGTTGAACGTCCCTGCCTTGCCGTCGAGTATGCGCTGCCCCTTCTTTTCCAGGCTGTTCGCGAGCGCTTGCCACGCGATGGGGTGAAGCAATACATCCCTTGCCGCCATCTTGATGCCTCGCATCGAGGCCATGCGGCTGAAGATCTTCTTGATGCGATCCTCGGTCGACAGGCCCGAGCATTCGGAGGCCGTGAGGCGAACTCCAGAGCGCGTCACTGTATTGAATGAGCGATCGACATTGTTGAATAATGTGCCCGGCGTGCTGCTTGGGTCCGATGCCGGCACGTACTGAGCGAACGAGTTTACGATCGTGATCGGGCTCGCGCCGCCCGTGTACTCGCCGTAGCGCCACAGGTAGATGGTGCCAGACCATGAGGAAGGGGTCCCTTTGCTGCCGCCGCTCGTCGTCGCGACGTCGATCGTGCCCGCGTTGGCATTGACGGCCACGACGTACCCGAGCGAACCGGAGCCAAGGAGCTCATCCGTCGTTGAGCCATCGTATGCCGATGCCTGCAGGATTTGGCCGACTTCGAAGTTCACGACGTCTGACTTATTTGTCATCGTGATGGTGCCGCCCGAGAAGGCACCAACGCCGAGGCATCGATTGTCCACGAGCAGCATTTGCTCCATCGCGGCGCCGAACTGTCGAAGCTGCGAATCGAAGTTTTCTTTCTTGGAGTTCAGAAAGCTCCCCAGGTCGGAAGCCGACATGGTGATTTCCTTGTCCGTGATGAAGACACTGGCGCCATAGTCGCCCCAAGGGACGATCCACTTGGCACCGCTCACGTTGGCGTTGTTCGCCTGGCCGGCCGCGGCTTGCTGAATCGCCACCGTAGGGCCAACGCCCTGCACCTCGTGGTCCAGCAGCGCCGTGACGAAGTAGTCACCGGCGCCGCCGCCGATCTTCCTCAGCTTGTTGAGGAACATGTGATCCTCTTCGACAAGCTTGGGAATCTGTTCGCGATCGTAGTTGTACTTGAAAAACGATTGAATGAACGTCGGTAGAGCAGTCATGGGACACCCGTGTGCCCCGCGTCAGTCACCGTGGCTTGTGGAGCTCCGCCATCCCGCGACGGGCCCAGTATTGGACCATCTCGGGACTCCCGGGCTCCGGCATGTCGAGCGGTGCTGCGTCCGCGGAGCGCTCTGGAGAGAGGTTTGCGCGCTTCACGGTGGTGTCGGGCCGCCGGTCCGTCTTCGCGGAGGTGCCTGGCCTCCGGTCCGTCTGCTCGCGCCGAGGCGCGGGGTCCGAGGTGTCGAGTACGTTCCCGTAGAGGTCCTCGTAGGCCAGCTGCGCTGCCTCGGACCACGGGATTCCGACTCTCGTTCTCGGGTTGTAGTGTTCTTTCGCTTTCGCAATCACGGCATCGACGAAAGCTCGCTTGCCCGCGACGGCGGCCACGCGCGCGTCCTCGGACTCGGCCAGCCAGCCCTCGAGGGTCTTGCGCTCTTCGGCCTGTTTTTGCGCGAGCGATTGCCGCTGCGCCATCTCGGCTTGCTGTCGGTCACGCGCCGCCAGCTCCTCACGCAACGCCCGCATCTCGGCTTGCGTCTTGGCAACTGCCGGATCCGTCTTGTGGTAGCTCGTCACGATGTCGGCCTGCACGTCCTCAAGGGCCTTGCCGAAGAAGGCCTCCAGAGCGCCCCGCACGTCGCCGGCATCGCGGAGCCGCATCGCCTTATCGACGGGGGCGAAACGTTGGTGCACCTGCTGCGCAAGCTGCTGCGTTTCTCGCTGAGACTTCAGTGCTTGCGCCAAGTCGCGCCGTGCATGCGCGAGGGCTCGCGAGGGGATGTGGAGCTGATCGATCGTCTCGATGTCCTGTCCTATGGCCTGGAAGAACTCGACCAGCTTCCCATCCTGCCAGAGACGCCGCAGTGCAGCGTGTGAGTTCGTTGGTTTCGGAGGTTCTTGCTTTTCGGGCTCCGGCTCAGGCTTCGCGGCCGGCTCCGGCTTGTCCTTCGCGGCCGCATCCTGTGCCTTGAACTTGCCATCCTTGCCGCGCTCTTTCGCGCCCGGCTCTTTCGCCTTCGCGGCTGCATCGCGCGCCGCATCCAGCTCGGCCTCCCGAGCCAGCTCGGCATTTGCCATGGCGGCAAAGGCCGTGATGTCGACTGTCCCGTCGGCGTTGCGTGCAACGGTGGACTCGGGCACGGCACCATTGGTGGCGGACTGTGCAGCGGTCGTAGAGGTGGCAGGTGTTGCGGCTTCGGTCATTGCGGAGGTGCTCCTGGGGGTTGGCCGGCGGGGGCCGGCTCATTCTGCGCCTGCGCCATGGCAGGCGCAGCATTCTTTGAGTGCGCGAGGGCTTCCATCTCGGCTTGCGTCTGTGTGATTTTCTTGATGATGGCGTCGCAGTCTTCGAGGAATCGCTCGAACCATTTCAGCACGCCATCGGGGGCGTCATCGGCCTCGGCTCGGAGATACTCCTGCGCCACGCGCACCAGCATGTCCGTGAGGGCCGAAACGCCAATGAACTTGATGGGCGGACGGTATCGGAAATACCGCTTGTCGCCTGGCTCTCGGAGCTCATCCCCGTCCTCGTAGTCGAGCCACGCCTCAATTTGGACCTCGATCCAATGTTCGAATTCGTTGACATGATCGAGGTCCGCCACGGCACTCTTGGCCTGAATCATCTCGAGATAGGTCTCTTTGGAGATGGTCTGACGCTCGAGCAGCTCCGCGGCGAGCTGCATGCGATCGGCCGTCGTGTTGACGAGTCCAGACACGGCATCCACCTGGATGGCCTCGTCAGGAAGATCGCAATAGTTCTCAACGAAGTCGTATTCGCGCGACTGCTTGCCCCGCACGTGCAGCACTTGCAGCTCCGCGCCTGCATCTTTGATCTGCTTGACGACGCCGAGGATCTGCCTCGTTGCGCCAACGGCTACGCGCCGTTCGTAGTGCTTGAACGGGTTGCCGAGCCGCGCCGCAGCCTTATTCGATAGCTGCCGCATTGCGATAGCGGCCGTGACACCAGGCTCCGTTGCGCCTTGAGCCGTTCCCTGCGTGAGGCCGCTGATCTCGTACGTCAGATCCTTGAGCGAACGCTGCCAATCGATCGATGCTTCCGACGTGGCCTTCGGAACCGTCATGGTGGGTGGCGCCGGGTTCGGGTTCGTCGGCAATGGGTTGATGGGAATCCAAATCCCAATGTCATTACTGACAAGCTCCGACGGGTCAACGGTGCCCTTCTGATAGAACCCGATGAGGTTCGAGCAGAGGCGCTCGGCCTCGCTGCGCCGTTCGAGTGCCAGATTGAGCTCCATCGCTGAGTTGTACACGATGTCGAGCAGACTCGTGCTGTACCCGCCCACGCGCTGTCGTTCCCAGTAGAAGAACAGGAACGGGAAGAATGGCTGGCGCCATTCCTCATCACCACCGAGGAGGTCCGTCTCACCAACAACCATCGCGTGGGCGCCCGGCGTCTCGTCGTCGATCGGGAGACGCCATGCCTCGCGGATTTTTACTTGCCGACCAGCATCATCGGCCATCGTCGCAACGTTGTCGTTGCTCGTGTTCGTGTCCGCCGCGTAGCTCGGCGCCAGCATGATTTGCTCTTTATACTTCGGGGCTAGCGCGGCCAGCACGTGCCGATCGTACCCGTAAGTGTGGAAGCAGTTCTGTGGATTGCCGTGCTTGAGCTCGTCGACCGAGAAGTTGATCTCCCACGACATGCAGCGAGAGAGACGGATGCGCCCCCGCTTGCCATCCGCCGAGAACTCCGGCCAAAACTTCGCTACGCCCTGGTCACACCCCGAGATCGCATCGAGCATGCAGTCCGCGTAGAGTTCCCACGCATCGTCGTACTGGCCGCATCGAGACATGTTGAACGCCTCGACGCACTTTTCCGCACGCTTCGCGCGGCGCTTGACCGACCAGTCCGATGAATTGACCGCGAAGCTTGCCTTCGGCTGCTGCTTCGAGCAGATTTCGGCCCACGCCGTCGACACGATGGAT